GCAACTTTGCAGCGCCGATCAAGCCACTTGACCGTGGAGAACCTCTTTAATGCCAACACCACCTATTGACCCAGCCCTGTTGCAGGAGGCGATTGACCTTTGGCGTGAGCATGGCAGATCCGTTCGAAAAGCCGCTGACGCTTCTGAGCTAAATTATTACACCTACGCATCCCGGCTGGAGAAAGCAAAGAAGCTAGGGATGCATCTAGACCCAGCGGTTCGTGACAGCATGAGCGCGGTCGGGACGGGCATGGTCCCTGCGCTGATTTGGGCCAAGACCAAATCGCAAGACGGCACAAGTTATTCAACGCTGCTGAAGCCTGAGCAAGACACGCCAGACAGCATCGCAGACCGCCTACGGACGGCGCTGGAGGGCATGGAACCTGCATTGCCTATATCGGCACCAGAACAGACGCTTGCCAACCTGCTGACCGTGTATCCTTTGGCTGACGTTCATGCTGGAATGAGGGCGTGGGGCAAGGAAACTGGCGAGGATTACGACACGGACATTGCAAGCAACAGGGTGCGCGAATGGGTGGGCCGGGCCGTTGATGCATCCCCAGCATCTGAGACGGCGGTTATCCTTGGTCTGGGCGATCTGCTTCACGCCGACGATCAGCAAAACATGACGCCCCGATCCAAGCATGTTCTTGATGTGGATACTCGGCATTTCAAGACGCTGGACGTGACGATACAGGCGTTGGCCTATGGCATCGAATATGCTGCTCAGAAGCACGCGCGGGTCATTGTCCGCATTTTGCCCGGAAATCATGATATAACGGCTTACATGGCGATCATGTTTGCCCTGCATGAGCGTTACCGCGAAAACCCGCGCATTGAAGTCCAGAAAATACCGGGTGAGTTTTTCGTGATGCGGCACGGTAATTGCCTTGTCGCTGCGCACCACGGTCACGGGGCCAAGCCAGAGCGCATGGTTATGTTCTTGGCGGATGAACACGCAGAGGATTGGGGCAAAACCCGTCATCGGTTTCTGTTCACCGGGCATCTGCATCATTTAAAGATGGCCGACATTGGCGGCGTGCAATGGATGCAGCTTAGGGCTATCACGGCAAAAGATGCCTATGCGGCAGGCAAGGCTTATTCCGCGCGGGCATCTTTGGAAGCACTCACATTTGACGCCGATCAAGGCGAGATACAAAGGGTCAGGGTTTCAGCATGAACGAACGCAGCCGGATCTTGACCGAGGCTGACGCGCTGGTGAATGGCGACCGTCAGGCAGACTACGGGACACCGCAGGAAAACTTCGCCCGCATTGCGCAGATGTGGTCAATTATTCTGGGGCATCCTGTTCGCCCCGATCAGGTTGCGCTGTGTATGGCTGGCCTAAAGCTGGCCCGGCTGGCTAATGGTCCGCACCGGGACAGTTTTGTTGATGGCTGCGGATACCTTGCTCTGGCCGCAGAGTTGTCGCCTGACAACCTATCTGAGCATCTCAGCGACTAGGGGCAGGAACCCGTGATCGGGGCCGTTGCGTTCTACCCAAGCCCGTTTGTTGTTGTGTATCGCCATCAAACCATCTTGATGGCAGAGTTTGCATAGTGGAATGGTATCAAAGTCGCTGGCCTTGTTCGTGCCGTATCGGTCACAGATCACATGATGCACATCTGACGGGCCGGGCTTGCCACATATAACGCATGGAAGCTGCTTGACGCGGGCCATGTGAGCGCGCGCCTTTGCTGTGCCGCGTTCCGGCTTTGGTTGTTTTAACCCAAGAGGACCGCGACCGGTGAGGTTCAAAGCCAACGCTCCCATTTATGGCAGGCCGTGTTTACCTGCTTTGCCAGATCGTAAAGGTCAGTCACGCGCGCCTTGCTCTTTTTGGCGCGGTGGATGCCGGCTGCGATGCGATCCTTTTCTTCATATAGCGCAGATAGCTTGTTACGGGCAATCGGGGCCATGATAGGCTTGAGCATCCAGCGCATCACAGCATTCCTAGGGCTTGGCGATACAATTCTTCGATTGCATCTTCTTCGGCCAAAACATCGGCACGCTTTTTGCGCAGAGACACGATCTTGCGGATAGTCTTTACGCAGTATCCGCTGCCCTTGGCTTCAACATAAATTTCCGCGCGGGCTTCGGTTTCGTCAGAAATCCGCGCGTTTTGGTGTTCGATGCGTTCAACGATTGCGCGCAATTCATCGGCGGTGACGTTCTGTGTGGTGTTTGTCATGTCATGCTCTTTCATTTGTAGGTTTTCTTCGGTGGTGTCTTTGGAAGCGCAGCAATGGCTTCGCGGCCTGCTGCGGTGACGCGGTAGTAAGGCGCTGTTTTTGGTAAAGCAAAAGGCGTGTTATTTTCAACTGCAACACGTTCAATCCAGCCAGCACGCGCGCAACCAGACATGGTTCTGCTTTGGGCGCGAATGTCTTTGGCTTGAAACGGGCCATCGATGGTGTGCATGGCAAGCAATGCATACCAGCGAGAATGTGTAAGAGTCGGTTTCATGCGTTTTTCCTTTCCGACCATTCGACGTCATGCCTTGATCCGTATTCGTAAATGACTTCAATCAGGTCGCTCATTTGTTTTTTGTTTAGCTTTGATGTCCGAAAGCCCAGTGGAAATGGTCCGCTGCCGTCAAGCCCGGCTGCAAACTGCACCTGATGACCAAGGCTGTGCATAAATGCACATTTCCAAGTTTCTGGCGTCCATTTTCTTCCTTCGGGCTTTGCCAAAGCAATGTCTGTCAGCATCGCCCACATCTTAGCGTTCTGGTCCAGCGTCCGATCCCCGCCAGCGATCGTCACCGTGGAATAGTCCGGTGCTGCGTCGATCAATTGGTGGGCATACATGCGCTGCCGTGGACCAGTCAGGCGGACATTGTAGGGCATCACCTGGCCCCCTGCGATGTCCAATGGTCCAGCATGACCCGGATCACACCTTTGCGATTCATATTCAACGCTTTGACGGTTTGGTTCAGCGTTTCCCATGTGTCTGTTTTGGCAATACCTCCTGCGGCTTGTTCGATGCGCTCAAAGGTGTCGATGATGTCATTGCGGTGCATCAATACGCCTCCTTTTCCTGCCAACGTTTTACGCCTGCGATGTCAGTGTCTTTGTGGTTCTTGGCAACATATGCCTCGATGAAAGCCGTCACTGCATCCCGGTCATTGCCTGCGATCCAATGCAGGGCGGCGCGGTGGTCTTCAATATCGTATCGGTGGACAGTGCGCATCCCCAATACCTTGTCTTTCTGCTTGGCACTGGCATCTGCAAGCGCCTGCTGCGCCTGTGCGGCCTTCTGGGCGGCATCGCGCTGTGCGTCTATGTCTGACGCTGATGCAGCCTTGGCGGCGTCCTCGGCCTCTTGGCGGGCCTTGTTGGCGGCATCCCATGCTGCCCGCTTCTCTGCCTCCTTCTCAGCGGCCAGCTTGCGCTTGTATGGGTCTTGGCAGGCAATCAGGCCTTTGACGATCCGATCCAGATCATCCTGCGTCGGTTTCCATCGCGCAATTTCTGTTTTCCAAGCCTCGTGCAAAGGCTTGGTGCTTTCATCGCGGGCAGCGTTTAAATCCTTGAGCGCGCCCTTGATGGTTTTAAGCAAGGCGTCGGTTGCCTTGAGTTGGTCGGCATTTTCGATTGGCTGTCCGTCCAGCCAGTTTTGCGCCTCGTCAATGGCTTCGCCGTATGGGGCCAGTGCCTCGTCGATGGGGTCTGGCGGGTTATTACCGCCAACGGAAAGACGTGGATCGTTTGTCATGTTTTTGTCCCTTCTTTTCTCAATACGGTATTTCGTCGCCGCCCAGATCGGCATTGGCTGCGTGTGTCAGCCGCAGCTTGGCAGCATCCTTTGCGGCGCTAACGACTAGCAAGGCTGCTACAGGATTTGGGATGCGCGACCAGCGTTCCTTGAGGTCGTCAAGGCTGTCTGCCTCGGCCAGATACTCGCAAGCCTTCTGTGAGGCCTCTGTGTTAATGGGTGTAGTCTTTGGCTCCACCTTTGGTGCGGCATTGGCGGCTTCATTGCCATCGTCATCCTCTGGGGCGATGCCAGCCATTGCCATCAGGCCGTAGCGCCGACCGTATGTCACCGCTGACCCGTAACCCTGCATGTCGTTCTTGGCGACAATCAAAGGCACGCGGCAGGCAAGGCTTTCGCCGCTTTCGCCGTGGATCAAGATTGTTTCAACGTAGCGGCCATGCTCATTTTCGCCGGTGGGCTGAATGACTGCAATCCCAGCTTCATTGAGCGATGGCAGGCAGGCATCCATGACGCTGCTCAGATCGGCATACTTGCTTTTGAAGTGCGGGTTGTTGGCCTGCTTCAGTGCCTTGCCCATGTTGGCCTGTGCTTTGGCCAGTGCTGCTGCGATGCCTTTCATATCACCACCCCAGCCCGTAACCGATAACCAAGAAAGCGTAGCCGCCCCCGAAGATTGCGATGGCACCGATCAGGTCGGTAAGAAGGTCTTTCATTTTCATTGTCGTTGCTCCTTTGTTAATTAAGCCGCATTCAGCGCGGCGATCAGGTTTTGGCGCGACGCGGCACGGCCGGCGGCATGGGCGGCGGC